CTACGTCCTGACCCTGCCGAGCCTCAACCGGACCTTCGTTTTCGATCCTGCAGCCTCCGCAGCGGCTGGGGCGCCCATCTGGCACGAGAGGCAGAGCGGCACGTCTATCGAACCTGCCAAGTGGGACGTGCAGTGCATTTTCAGCGCCTTCGGCAAGACGCTGGTAGGCTTGCAGGCTGGCAAGGTCGCGGAACTAGACCTCGATACCTACACCGACTTGGGCGAGCCCATCCGGTCCGTGATTGTCGGCCTGCCATTCTATGCCGAGACGCTGCGGGCAATCATGGTGGACTTCGAGCTTGAGTGCGAGCTGGGCGTCGGCGCGATCTCTGGGCAGGGGGCCGACCCCGAGGTCATGATGCGCTACAGCGACGACGGCGGCTTCAGTTGGAGCCACGAACGGCGCGCGAGCCTTGGCCGGCAGGGTGTCCGCTATATTCGCGCCATGTGGGACCGGCTCGGCGCCTTCCGGCAGCGGACGGTTGAGATTTCCATATCAGACCCGGTCAAGCGTGCATTCTACGGGATGCGGACCAAGATCAAGCCGTTGCCACGATGACCGCGCCATTCAATTCCAAAACCCGCATCGTCAACCAGGATGGCACGCCTAGCCAATGGCTGATTGCCTATCTGCAGTTGATCGGAACCGGCGTGGTGAAGCGCACGACTTACACTTACGCGGTAATCGCCACCATGACGCCGACGCTGGGCGACACGGTGGTTTGCACTGATTCGAGCGTGACGACCGTAGGCAACACGCTGGCGGGTGGCGGCGCGAACATCGTGCAGGCCATCGGCAACGGTACTGACTGGAAGGTGATTTAGATGATCCGCGACGCCGTACCAGACGACGCGCCCGAGTTGGTCGAGATGGGCCGCGCTTTCTTTGCCGAGGCAGGATGGGCCGACAAAGCCGAGTTCTGCCCTGTCAGCTTTGCGCTGACTTTGGAGCGGTTGGCCGAGGCCGGAATCCTGCTGGTTTTCGAGAAAGACGGGAAGCCGGTCGGCATGGCCGGGGCGCTTTACTCTCCCGCGTACTGGAATGAGAAAGTACTTATCGGGCAGGAGTTGTTCTGGTATTGTGAGCCACCGCACCGCAAAGGTGCGGGCGCCGAGTTGCTTAGGCACCTCGAATCCGCCGCCAAGGCGCGCAACGTACAATTCTTCGGCATGGTCGCGGAGCATGGGCTTCGCCACGAAGCACTCGCCCAAGTCTATAAGCGGGCGGGTTATTCGGTTGCCGAGCATACGTTCTGCAAGGCGCTATAAATGGCGATTTTCTCCGCTTTATCGGGTGTTATTGCTCAGCAAGGCGCGCAGGCTGGCGGCAACATGGCTGCGAGCGCGGCCAACCGTGCCGCACAGATGCAGCAGGAAGAGGCGACGCGAGCCCGTGCGGCTCTGTCTCCCTGGGTTGCGGCGGGCGGCGGTGCCATCGGCAAGGTGACGAACTTGCTCGGCCTCGGCACTCTCAAGACCAACGGCGGAAACTATAACACGTATGGGTTGGACCCTGCAGGCGCGAAGGAAACGCAGCAGCAGGCGTTGGCCGACTTCGAGACTTCGCCCGGCTATCAGTTCCGCATGGATGAGGGCTCGAAGGCGCTGGACCGTTCGGCGGCCTCGCGTGGCCTTCTCCGCTCGGGTGCGCAACAGAAGGCCATTACCGCCTTCGGGCAGGGCATCGCCTCCGAGGAATACGGGAACTACATGGACAACCTGCTCGCGGTTTCCGGACTTGGCGGGCAAGCGGCGTCCAGTGGTAACAACACGGCGGCGAACCTGACCGGCAACGCGGCGGACAACATCTTCCGGGGTGGCGTGGCGCGCGGCTCCGCTTATTCGGCAGGCGCCAACGCGCTTGCAAGCGGTATCAGCAAGGGCGTCGAGAACGCGGCCGGCGTGATCGGATACAAGGGGTGGTTTAAGTGAGCGGCGTCCTTTACCCGGACCTCGCCCGCTCGTTTGCGCTCGGCTCACAGCTTCGCGTTCAGGAAGAAGAACGCGGCATAGATAAGGAAGTAAACGAGCTAGTTCCGGCTGCGATGAAAGGCGACCAAGCCGCTATCGAGAACATCGCCAGAAAGCGCCCGAACGTCGCTATGGGCATTTCCGGGATGCTGGAGAAGATGGACGCGGGCCGCCGCGCCAAGGTCAAGGAAGCGTCGGAGTGGACGGCCAAGGCCGCTATGGGCGTGCTGAGCCTGCCGGAAGCCGAACGCCCGGCTGCGTATCAGGCTGCGTTGGCAGAGGGCCAACGTCTCGGCTACCAGATTGACATGCCGCCGCAGTACGACCGCGCGGTAGACGGTCGGCTGAGGCAGATACTCAACCAGACCCGCACGTTTGAGAACTATTGGAAGGACAAGCAGGAAGGCTTTGACCTCGTGCCTTCGGGCGGTGGTGGTGCGGCCCCGCCTTCGGCTGGTGGTGGTGGTGGCGTCAACCCGTACAACATCGGCAACGTTCGCCCGGTCGGCGGTGGCCCCAACAGCGGCTTTCAGCAGCCCGCCTCGCTAGACGACGGCATCCGCTTGGCGGTCAACAACGTCAAGGCGTACCCGGCCAAGTTCAACAACGGCCAGCCCATGACGCTGATGCAGATCGGAGCGCGTTGGGCTCCCGTTGGTGACGGCGCAAACGATCCGGGGCAGTGGGCTCGCAACGTCGCCAGCATCGGCGGCCTTGATCCCAACCAGCCGCTCGACCTGAACGACCCCATGACGGCGGCCAAGTTCGCGCGTGGCGTTCACGGTGCCGAGCATGGCGCCAACAAGGTGCTTCCGCCCGAGCGATACGCGCAGGCGATCACGGGCGGCGCCGCGCCTCCCGGCATCGCCCAAGGCGACACCGCTCCCCCCGCCGATGCGTCCGGCACTCCCATTCCGACCTCTGACGGTGGCACGGTCACACCCAGCACCTTGCGATTGCTTACGCCAAATCTCCCGCCCGGCGCGCATCTTGGCAGGGACAGGAAAACCGGCAAGTTGATCGTTCAGGAAGGCAACTTCAACGTCTACGACAGTAATAAAAACTGGATTGGAATGGTTCCCGTCCCGAAGGCGCAAGAGACGGAAACAGGCCCGTTTGGGAATTCAACGCAAGGGCGGGGCCTTAATATTCTTGTTGAAGAAGGCAGGCTAACGCGACAGCAGGCGGCGGAACTGGCGGCTGGCAAGACCGTCACCGACCCCGCAACCGGGCAGATCATCTTTATGACGCCTTCTGGCATTTTCGGGCAAAACCCTGGACAGGCGCCGCAGCCTCTTTCCAGCCCGCAAGGCGGCGCTCCGATGGCGCCCGCTGGCGGCCCGGCCGGCGTTCCCGCGCCTGCGGCTCCCGCCGTTACTGTCCCGGCGAATCCCGGTTCTATCCCGTTGACGGGCGTTAGGCCGACCGGCCAACCGTCTGCAACCGAAATGGCGAAGCTGCGGTCGGCTCGCGTTGAAGCCGACAAGATCACGGCGGCGGCGAACGACTTTAAGACGGAATGGGCGAAGGCGACTCCAGCGGAGCGCGCTCGCTCTCTGGCGGGCGCCAACACGCCGCTAAACGCCTCGTACAACAACTTCGCCTTGCTGGCGAAGGGCGACGCTTTGTTTCAGTTGGGCGTGCTGAATGGTCCCGATCTCGACATCATCCGCCGCACGATCCCGGACCCGTCGACGTGGAAGTCAATCATGACTTCGGAGAACGACGTTACGTCGTCCGTCGACAAGGTGCTGAACATTCTGAATAACGGCGTGTCATCGACCGAGCGGCAGCTTGGCATCACTCCGCCGCAGGGAGCGCCGCCCCCGGCCGCCACCACGCCGCCTGCCGCTCCGCAAGCGGGCGACATGGTCGATGGCTATGTGTTCCGGGGAGGCAACCCGGCCGACCCGAATAGCTGGAGCAAGGTCCAGTGAGCGGCCCGTGGGAGCGCTACGCCACGCCTTCGCCCGCTGCCGCCGGCCCGTGGACGAAGTACGCCGCTTCAGCTCCAACCGAGGGCGGCGTGCAGGATTGGGAGCCGGAAGGCTACAGCGGCGGGCAGATGGCCGCGCGCAAGGTTGGATTGGCCGCTCAGGGCACAACTGACGCCCTTATCAGCAATGCTGCGGCCCCCTTGGATATTTCCGGGTGGTTGTCTCGTGCCACCGGGCTCGTTGGCCAAAATACGCCGCCCATCAGCGCGGCATTCAAGCAGGCAGCCGATGATGTGGCGTCTGTGCCGCTGCGTATCCGAGATGCCGTTTCACAGGGCTCCTTCGATCCTCTGTTCGCGACGCGCGATGCCTACGGCACGAGAATCGATCCCGTTACGACCGGCGAGCGCACGGCCTACGGGGCCGGGCAGGGCGCGGGTAACGCGCTGGCAATGGTTGCGCCCGCTGGCGTGGTCGGCCGTGTGGCTGCTCCTGGCTCTGTTACTCAAGGTGTTGCCAGCACGCTTGCAACGCAGCCTGTAATGCAGACCGTTGCGGGTGGCGTCGCCGGCGCTGTCACGGGCGCCACTGACAACCCGTGGTATGGCTTGGGCGCTGGTGTTTTGGCAGGCGTTGGCCTTCCGTATGCGTCCAGTGTCACTAAGTCCCTTTTCCAGCCGTTCACATCTGGAGGCAGGGACGCGATTGTCGGGCGGACGCTGAACACACTGGCTGATGACCCGGTGCGGGCCTCGGAAAACATGCTCCGCTACAGGTCTCCGGTGCCAAACCGGGGGCCGAATGGGGAGCCGGGCTTCCAGCTATCAGCGGCGAAAGCTTCCGGCGACGACTCATTGATGGCGACTGAAAACGCATTGATGCGAGCCGGCACTGGCTTTGGACAGCAAGCAAACGCCAATAATGCGGCGCTGACGCGGGCGCTTGATAGCCTCAACGCAGGCGGCGATCCTCGCGCATTCGTCGCCGCTCTTGGCAGGCTGGACGCGAACGCCGCGATGCGGGCGCAAGCCGCGCTTGATGCGCTTCCGCCCAGCGTCGATCCGACAACGGCCGGGCGCGCGATCCAGAACGCTCTCCGGGGCCGCTTCGACACGCTGGTAACGGCCCGCAGCCAAGCGGCAGACCCGCTCTATGAAGCGGCGAGGGCCTCGACGCAGCCCGTACCGGCGCTGCCTTTGGCGTCTCTGGTCGATGATCTGGCGCGCGCCAACAAGGGCGAGCCACGCGCGGCAATGGAGCGGGTGAGGGCGCTGCTATTCGATGCAGACGGCCAACTCGACCGGACCGCAAGCGGCATGATGGCCTCGCGCTCAGCGATTGGCGACATGCTCGACAATCCCCAGATCGGCAACAATACGCGAAGGCTGTTGCTTGAAGTCCAGCGCCAGTTGGACACTGCACTCGCGGCAGTGCCGGAAGAGCAGCTAGCGCGCGGGGTATTTGCCGAGAGAAGCGTGCCGCTTAATCCGTTCGACGCCACGCGAGGCAACAAGACCGTTGCGGGTGCGATCGCGCAAGACCGCCGAAGCGGCACCTTCCTGCAGACCCCGGAGCAGGTGACGGGCAATTTCCTCCGGCCCGGAGACGCCGGAACCGCAGCGATCCGCGAACTACGCGGTACAGATACCCGCGTTCCGTTGAATGCGCTTGAAGGCGTGGTTGCAAGCCGGGTTCGGGAAGGCGCTTCCGTTGAGAACATTCGCCCGGCGGTCAACGCGCTTTCCCCGCGCCTAGGGCAGCAGGTCGATGACGTTCGCGCAACAGGCACGCTTGCGCAGGGCTTCCGCTCGTCGCCCGCCGGCCGCTTCCTGACAGGCGACCTTGATGCCGCCGTGAAGTCCACGCTCGGCGCTCCGGACAGCGCCAACCGCTTGCAGTCTTTGGCTATGTCTGTCGGAGACGATCCGCAGGCGGTGGCTGGTCTGCGTCGCGCCATTATCGACAACTTCCGCGCCAGCGCCCGGTCGAAGGTTGCAGAGGACACGATGGGCAATCCCAACCTCGTGGCGGCTGGTTCCGCCCGGTGGCTGGAATCCAATCGCGAGGCGCTTAGAGGCATCCTGACACCGGACCAGTTGGGCGGCTTGGAAGCCATCACTCGCGCTCTCAAGGATCAGGCGCGGACCGCGACCAAGGTCGCCGGGTCTGATACCGCGCGCAACCTCGCGACACAGAACATTGTCGATAGTCTACTCATTAAGGGCGCGGGAGATTCGGCAATTATGGCGCCGCTCCGCAAGACGCTCAATCTTGTCTACAGCGGCAGCAACGAAAAGATCGCAGACCGGCTTGCAGAGGTTATGCTTGACCCGCAGGTGGCGGCGGCTTTGATGCAGCGCCCGACCGTGCAGAACATCACGCGCGCCACCACGGCGCTGGACCGGGCTGCACTAGCTACCGCAGTCGGCTCCAACGTCGAATCCCGCCCCACAAATCCGCTGCAAGCACGATGACGCGCGTCCACACCCACGCGGCCCCGACGCCGATGACTAGCACGCAGAGCAGCCACGATTGCCCGGTCGGCAATGGGTCTGTCGCGGCTTGGTATCGATCGAAGGCAAAGGCCGCGCCGACCGACACGGCGAGCTGTGAAAGCTCCATCCAACCAATTCGCATGGCGGGAGCCTAGCAGATGTCCGCACTCTTCTCACCCCCGCGCTATAGCCCCATGAGCGGCAACGGCACGTCGTATCCTGCGGCGAAGCTCTACTTCTACGAGACGGGCACCACGACGCCGAAGGACACCTACAACGACGCGGACCTCGACCCGGCGCACGTCAACGCCAACCCCGTTGTCGCGGATGCCAACGGCCTTTTTGGCGTGATTTACCTTGGGACCGGCGACTACAAGGTGATTCTGAAGGACGCCAGCGATAACGTGCTATGGACGGTGGACCCGCAGAGCGGCCTTGGAGCGGCGGACACGCTGACTACGCGCGGCGATCTGCTCACGCGCGACGCCTCTGGTTACTCGCGTCTAGCCATCGGCACGACGGGCTACTATCTCGCGAGCAACGGCACGGACCCCTACTGGGCATCGCCCATTATTCCGCGCCTTGCCATCCAGGGCCTGACCTACGCGAACAACGGCACCGACGCGACCAACGACATAGACATTGCGGTCGGCGGCGCTATGGACGGCACCAGCGCCCGAATGATGGTGCTGGGCTCCGCGCTGACCAAGCGGCTTGATGCCAATTGGGCAGTCGGCACAAATCAGGGCGGGCTTGATACCGGATCAGCCTCAGACACAGATTACTTCATCTGGCTTATCAACCGCTCTGATACCGACGTGACGGACGTGCTGTATTCCACGTCTGCCACGGCTCCGACCATGCCGGCGAACTACAATTACAAGCGGCTGATTGGCTGGTTCAAGCGGGTATCCGGCGCGATTGTCGCGTTCAAGACCTACGAGACAGAAGGCGGCGGCCTTAACCTCATGTGGACCGCGCCGACGCTGGACATTAACGACACGCTCAGTACGTCGCGCCGAACCGATGCCGTCAAGGTGCCGCTCGCCTTCTCGACGCTGGCAACGATCCGTGTGTCGCTGGTGGACGCCGCAGACAATACCCTCGCGCTGGTGTGTTGCCCCGATGAGACGGACGCGGCGCCGTCCGCAACAGCAGCACCGCTTGCCAACCTGAACAGCCATTCCGGCGCAGCTTCGACCGAGCAAAAGGAGTTGCGCATCCGCACATCGGCCACCGGCACGATTGCCGCGCGGGCAACCGCTGCGCTCGATACCTACGCCGTCTCCACGGTCGGCTTTGAGTGGTCGCGGCGATGAGTGAGGCAACCTTCATCAACTTTACGGCCTTTCAGCCCTTCGAAGGCGGGAACGGCAGGCGCTTGACCGTTGGGGCGACCACCGCCCGCGTCCAGATCCCCGGAACGCAGGCGGTCACGTCTCCCGACCGGCTCCGCATTCTGATTTCAAACAACAACAGCTTCCCGGTTTCGATCCTCATGGGGCAGGACAGCGTGGAGGCGACGACGGACTGCCAGGAGGTTCTGCCGGGAACTCAGACGCTTTTCACCCCGCCAGTCGTCGCCCCGGATGGCGTATGGGTCGCGGCGATCAGCGACGCCGGGGATGGGTACATCCAGATCACCGCCGGATACGGAACATAGGAGAAGATCATGGCGAACGAGTTTGATAGCGAGCGTTTGACATATGCCGCGATTGCGGCGGCACAGACGGCGGCAGCGGCTTTCTCTGGCGTGGGCGCGTACCTCTCGCACGTCGTGTTGCAGCCTGCCGCGCTCACGGCAGCGACGACAATCATTCTTGACGGAACGACGGTGATTTACACCTATACCGGCGGCACGCTGTCAGACCTTCGGCCTATCGTTGTGCCGCTTGGCTCTCGCAGCCGGAACGGCTCTTGGAACATCACCACAGGCGCCAACATGGCGGCACTGGCGTTCGGCAAGGCCACCATTTGATGCTGTTCCGGGAATTCCTGATGGTTGCGGCGAATGCACGTCTAGGGCGGACGCTGCCCGGTGGCTGGACGCCTGCCTCAATCTCCAGCGCCACGCCGCGCGGCTTTATCGACTTTGAAGACAATACCAAGATCACCACGGCCACAGGCGTTTCGCAGATTGTGGATTCAATAAGCGCGTCTGCCTTCGTGCAAGCGACGGGCACGGCGCAGCCTTTGCTTATCACCAGCGCCACCACGGGCCGACAGGTCGCGAGCTTCGACGGCACGGACGACGAGTTGACGTTTGCCGGCATCCCGACCAACTGGCCGGTTGGCACGACGGCCGGCGGCATCTTCCTGGTGTGCAATCAGCTCGACACGGCGGCGAATAACCGGGTGGGGATCAGCTACGGTGGCAGTTCAACCAACTCGAACCGCAGCATCTTTAAAATCTCTTCGCCGTCAGCCGTCCGCTGCCATGCGGGGACGGGCGTGTCGTCTGCCCCAGCAACCACGACGGCGGTCGTTTTTAACGGTCGTCATTGTGTTTTGTTCGATGTTGGCACAGCAGAGATTCGCGCTAACATAGACGGTGTTTATGGCAGTACATCCGTCACTGCGCCGAATACATCATCCACGCGAGCGCGCATCGGTGCCAGTACGGGCACGTTGGCGGCTTCGTTCTTCCAAGGCGAAATCAGCGCGGTCGTTGTGTGGCAAGGCACTCTGAGCGCGCTGGAGACGCAATATCTCTACCTTTGGGGCGGCAGCCGGTTGGGGTTATAAAGTGATTCGCGCATTTACTCGTTCCACTGGCGTCGCGCCGGATGCTCCTAATTCGATTCTAAACGGCATGACGGCTGCGAACATCCGCGAGATTTACGACAACTTCGACACGATCTATTGGCCTGAGCAGATCACGCTTGTCGGCAATCAGAACATCGACCTCAGTGAGCTTCGGAGCAAGACAAGCATCTCGCTAGTCTCAGGCAAGCCGCTTATCATCAGCGACGCATCTCGGATACTGACCGTAGGCGGCCAACCGTCCGGACAGCGAGGCGACTTTGACAGCCTCACACACGCGCCGCGTTTTGAAGGAGAGTTTTGGCTATACGGCAGCGGAACCGCCACACACGGAACGCGCGGCGTCTTTGTGAACGCCGAAACGTATCGCCTGCACTTTGATTGGCTGTGGACGCAGAACCTTGGCGGCGGCATCCAGGGCACGCTTGGCGAAATCAAGACTCTGACAATCGACCACTTCTTTGCGTGGCAGTTCATCGCCTTTGGCGCGGAGTTTTATTCCTCGGACCACATCAAAGAAATTAGCGAAATCTTCATAAACGGGAACGTCGAAGGCAACACCAAAGAGGCGCTGTCTGACGGCATCTTCTTCTCGTATGGGCCGAGCGTCGGCTCGGCTGGCAAGATTGGATCAGTCGTCCGCAATGGCGTGTGCTACCGGCAGAAGTCGGTGCAGAAGATTTGGGCGGTGCGGGACATCGTATCGCGGTCTTGGGCCGTGGAGAGCGGCTCCGGCGTGGCAACGTACGTCACAGAGGATTATCACAGCGTCGTTCCAGGTGATCCAGTGTTGACCGGCGGATGCGACAACACCGCCTACAATAATCTGACGACCACGCCGGACATCGCCCTGGCCGGCACAGACGAGAAGACCATCAAAATCGCAATGGCGGTGGACCCCGGTGCGTACACCGTGCCGGGCTACTTCACCTACAGCAACCGAACCGTGCCGGCCGGGTTCAATGACTACGAACGTCCGCGTAAGATCACGTTCTATGATGTTTCCGGCCGTGCCCAGTTGGGCAAAGTGTTCCACAACGAGGCGGGTGGGTATGTCGGCTGGTATCGCTGCGTTGCGGACGATGCTGGTATATCCGACCCATACAACCTGTACCCGGTCGCGACGTGGTTGGCCGGCGTGCTAACCGTATCGACGTACACCGACAGCACCATGACGACGCCGGCAGATCACGAGTTGACGGCGGGGGAACTGTTCAACCTGCGCGCCTTCAACCCCGCATCATACAACGTGTCCCTTGAGTGCGACACGGTGGTTGACAGCAACACCTTCACCGCGCTCATGACCGACGATCCCGGTGCGATTGTCAAGGTTGGCGCCTACTACAAGCCGACGGCGTCGTCCCAAGAATCGGACGGCTGGTACATCGGCGAGCGCGCCGGTGCGTACGCTATTGTCGACTGTGAGGGCCACGAGAATTACCGCTCTAACGTCTACGACAACCGCATGACTAACGAGCGGTCGCGCATCACCGGCAACCGTTTCTACAACGCATCATACGGCGCACCCAACCCGCCAAACCCCGTGGCCGACATCTACATGCGCCCCGGTCGAGCGAACATCACCATCACCGACAACATTCTGGGCACCGGAGATACCTGGCGCTTCGGCTCCAAGAGCTTCGTGTTCTCGGGTGTTCCGCTCGACGGCGAGTATGTGTCCATCAGGGTCAATGCGGCGACGGAGCCGACATACTTCATATTCACGACGGAAAGCGACCCTGACGCCTCGCAGCCTTCAGTGTTGATTGCTACAGGCGGCACCGCCAACGAGAACAGGGCGGCCACCATCGCCAATCTCTTGGCCGCGATTCATGGCCGGGACGACGACAATTGCCGCGCCATCCAGTGCAGCGCGCGCGATGCAAACTTGAGCACGGTTGGTCCTATCGACCGGCTTCTCATGGTCCGCACATTTGCCGGCAAAATCAGCGATGAGTTCATACTTGAGGACGGGTCTACCGTCATATCGCTGTCTCCGGGCGGCACGTCTTTGTCGGGCGGCACTGGCGTAGGAACTGCGTCCTACGGGATTATGAATGTCCGCGATGGCGACCGTGGAAACGTGGTGGAAAACAATTCCATTTCCAGCCATGCGCTAGGCGATAACAATATGGACCCGGTGGCGACTGCGCCAACGATCCGGTCGAACCTGCTGGACAATGGAGACTTCTCGCTTGACCAGCAGAACGAGGGCGCATCGGTCACGATCACCAGCCCGTCCACAAATGTTCGCGTTGTTGACCGTTGGGTGGCGACGCGCGGCACGGCAAACGTCACGGCCCAGCGTGTTGCTGGAACGGTGCAGACCTATGGCCTAAAGGTCACGGGCGCGGCGACGAATAGTTCCGTGGTGATCCGCCAGAGCATCGAGGCCAAGCGCGCGGCGGCGTTTGAAGGCAAGGTCTACACCTTCTCCGCTTGGGTCTACGGAACCGGCGTGACGCGCTGTTTCCTGCGGGTGGCAACGGCGGACGTTGCGGACAATTTCAGCGCCGTGACCAGCATCAAGAACAAGCAATTTATCATTGGGACGACGGCGACCCGCCTGTCCTTTAGCTTCGTCGGAACCGCCGCCATTGTGAACGGGCTAGAACTTTCGTTCCGGTTTACGTCAGGAATTGTCGCGGCGCAGAACGTGACCATTGAAGGCGCGAAGCTGGAAGAAAGCGGCGTCGTTACAGACTTCGTGCCGGACCTGCCGGAAGATACGTTGTTTTCCTGCCAGCAATACTACCGAAAGACCTTCCCGGCGGGCACGGCTCCCGCGCAAAACGCGGGCGTCACGGGCGCAGTCAATGGCGTGCAGTCTCTTGCGGGCGCGGTGGCTCAGCAGTTCCAGGTGGTCGATTTCAGCCCACCCATGCGCGCCGCGCCGACCGTGGTTCTGTTCAACCCCAGCGCCACGAACGCGCAGATCCGCAATACGGCGGCGGCTGCGGACTGGTCCGCGTCGGCGTCTGTGGCCGACGTTAACGGCATCACGATCAGCGGCACTGGGCCGGGCGGGGGAGCAGCCGGAGAGGCGTCCGCCGTCCACTACGCCGCCGACGCGGACTTCTTATGATGAGTTAAAGCAGCGGCCCCGAGGTAACGCGCGAACGAAACCCCGGAGCCTGACCACCCCCGACCTAAAAGGAAGGCCGGCGATGACCGACAAGAACCTAGAAGCAGCGGGCAGAGAGTCAAAGCCGCGCTTCATCTTTGACCCAACTATAAATTTGGGTCACGTCTTAACGGCCGCGTCTTTTCTGATTGTCGGCACGGCGGGTTATGTCGCCTTGGATGGTCGCGTCGGCGCGTTGGAGCGGTCACACCGCGAAGAGCAGTCTCTTCGCTACACCGCAGACCAGCAGGTGGAAACCCGGCTCATGCGCGAGGTGACGCTTCAGCGAACGCATATGGATCAAATACAGGTCCGCACCTCCGAAGATATCCGCGAAATAAAAACCATTGTGCGTGAAGGCTTCCGCGATTTGGACACAAAACTGCAGACCAAGGCCGACCGGCCGGGGAAATAACATGAACCACCACCCGCGCATCATCAGTGAGCAGGGGCAGCCCCTACGCCTCAAGGTGTGGGACGGCGAGCGTGATCTGTCCTTCAAGGTGAGCATGGGCGAACTGCGCAACCTCGTCGCGGACGGCATGGATATTCTCATGCGGGAAATGCGCGAGCGGGAGCGCCGGGAAAACGAAAGGTACACCCTATGAGAGTGAACCAAGCGGGGCGCGGCCTCATTGCCGAGTTTGAGGGGCAACGGCTGACCGCCTATCGCTGTCCAGCGGGCGTGTGGACCATCGGCATCGGCTCTACCCAACCGCCGGTCACTCCGGGCATGCAGATCACAGTCGATCAAATGTGGGAGCGGTTTGACCACGACATCGCGATATTCGAGACGGGCGTGCTGGCGGCATTGGCCGGGGCGCCGACGACACAGAACCAGTTTAACGCGATGGTCTCTCTGGCCTACAATATCGGCCTTGGCGGCTTCCGCACGTCCTCTGTGTTGAGGGCGCACAAGGCGGGCAACACGTCCGCCGCTGCCAATGCCTTCGGTCTATGGAACAAGGCGACCGTTGACGGCAAGCTGGTGGAAATGCCAGGCCTGACTCGCCGCAGGGCCGCTGAAACGGCTCTCTACCTCACGCCGGACGCCGTGGGCCATGTCGAGCGCGCGTGGGCCATGCCGCAGGCGGTCGCCAAGCCGGCCGGCGCGAGCTCGTCCAAGGCGGTGCTTACGAATGTCGGTGTCGGCGCTGGCGCGGCCACCCTGGCGATCTCCAACCTGCAGCCCGCCATTGAGGCAGTTAACAGCGCCGTAGAGGCCGCCAAATCTGCCCAAGGTACGTGGGCAAGCCTTCGGGACCTACTATCGCCCCTGTCCAACGGACACGTCTATACGGCCCTGATAGCGGCCGGAATAACGCTTGCGGCAGTCTACCTGATCCGGCGGGTATTTCGGCGCGTGAAGTCGGGGGAGATCACGCCATGAGGGAAAATGCTGCGGCGGGAAACGTAGTAGGTACCCTAGCTGGCCTCCGGAGCCGTGTTTGCCATCCTTTCGGACCGCCGCAGCCCGGAAAATATAGCTAAGTCATGCCGACTTTTCTAGCGGGGATATGGGCCAAGGTCGCCTTTGGTGCGGCCTTTGTCGGCCTTCTGTTGCTGGCCGTGTTCCGGCTCATCGGTATAGGCCGCAAAGCCGAGCAAGCCGATCAAGCGAGACGCAATATCGAAGCGAGGAGGGATGCCGATGAAGCCGAGCGTATGGTTGAGCGTGCTGGCGATGGTGAGCTTGACGAGTTGCGCAAGCGGTGGACCCGCAGCCGGTAATTACTGCGATATTGCAAAGCCCATTTACTTTGCGCCCGATGACCGGATGAGCCGCGACACCGAGCGCGCGATCATCCGGCACAACGAAGTCGGAAGTGCAATTTGTGGGTGGAAGTAAAGGGGGCGGCCAACCGTCGCCGGCCGCCCCGGAACGCCCCTACTGCCGGAACGGGTCCGGGGCCAGGTCGCGTCTCTATTATGAACCAGTGCATTATTTGCACAAGTTGCAAACGAAAGTTTCAATCAATGCTGTCTGCTCCTGTAGAGGTGGGGGTTATAGCCGGGCCGCAATCTGCTCGGCAGTCTCGCGGTAGTACGTCCCGACCAGAATACGCACGTCTTTGTGCCCGCTGATCTTGGCTAGCGTCATCACGTCAACTTTGCGGGCTAGGCGTGTCAGGGCCTCCGCGCGGCTGTCGTGAAAGTGCAGATCCTCGATCATCAGCCGGTCGCGCGCCTTCCGGAAGAGGCTATCCAACACGGCGCTGGAGATTGTAAAGCACGCCTCCCGGTCGGCTACTGGCCGCAAGAGCCGGACGGCATGGTGCGTCAGAGGCACGTCGCGCGGCTTGCCGGTGATGTGCTGGGTCTTGTGCTGGACGGACGCCACCCGGCGTCGCAGGTCCAGATTCGGACTGCCCAGTCCAAGTATCTCGCCCGCACGCATGCCGGATCGGATGCCTACCAAGAAGGCCAGCGCGACTTCCTGCGACTTCGTTTGCGGTGCCTTCCCCGCACGGTAGTCGAGGATGCGGCACAAGGCGCGGACCTCTGCCGGGCTTACGCGGCGCGTGCGCGGCGCCGGGTTCCGGGGGATGCGCAAGCCCTGCAACGGGTTCTGCTCCATCCATCGCCATTCTTCGCGCGCCACGCGGAAGGCATGCCGCAGCCAATTCAGGTTGCGCAGGACCGTCGCGTCGCTGACGGTCTTGAGCCTTGCATCGCGCCACGCGGCGAAGTCCGGCGCGTCCAGATCGGATAGCTTCTTGCCAACCAGATTGGGGAAATCCCGCAGGAACGCCTTGGCTTGGCTGATCTCGTGCGCGCTTCCTCGTTTAGCGGGCATGACCGTCTCGACGTAGTGCTCGATCAACTGGCGCAGCGTGCGCGTTTCGGCGGCTGGCCGCTCTAGCTCCTGTTCCTTGGCTACTGCCCACGCGGTTGCCTCGCGCTGCGTCCTGAACACCTTGGATGCGCGGCGCCCGTTTACGTAGACCTGTGCGCGGTATCCGCGCCCGTACCTCCCGACCGATGCCATGCCCGCTCCCCCTGATGCGTAGTGGCGTGGGGGAATAATGGGGAGACGGCGGCGCGATTGTCTAGTTTGTGGGATATTGCCGGATACTGTCCGTTGCTGCAAAAGACCTGCAAAGCCGCTGTTTATCTGGCAATATCCGGCGCCCAGATATTGCTGGATAATGCCGGTGGTGCCCCCGGCCGGACGCAAAAGCCCAGCGCCTAAAGCGTTCTGTGCCTGTCGTGCGTAATTATTGGGGAGCGCGCAACGCATCCACGGTCTCAATTGCGATCAACCCACAGGCATTGAGCCGCAGTTTCCCGGACATGATGTAGTTCCGCACGGTCTTGGGGTGGACGTGAAGCATCTGCGCTGCCTGCTTCTGTGTGACTTGCGTAGGGCGCGGATGCGACTCGGCGTAGAGCCGCACCGCCTGCACGGCAACACGCAAGGTCTGGTCGTCACTCATCGCCTTTCTCCTTGTCTGTTTTCTCGTCATGGGAGAGGGAACGGATGGCGGCGGCGATGTTCTCGCAAGCAACCTCGGCGCAGGCGTATGCCTCTCGGCCGCTCCATGCTTTTGCCTCAACATCCGCCACCTTCGCCGCCTCCTCCAGGATGGATTGACGGGAGGGAGAGCGGCGGTTCCATGCGGCGATGGCCGCGCTTGTGCGTTCCTTCAACGGACCGTCGCAGTTACAACGTGAGCAGGAGACAAACTGGTATCGAGACACCATCTGCGCGTGAATGGCCGGAACGCCGTTGCAAAACGGGCACGGCAGTAACTCTCTCTCGCTCATGTCATCTTGCTCCTTCATCTCGCCTCCTTGACCATCGGCAACCTGGGCCTGCGTGACCTGCGTCGGCCTTGGATGTGTCTCGGCGTAGAGCTGCACCGCGCGAGCGGCGATGCGTAGGGTCTGGTCGTCGCTCATCTCTCCGTCTCCTTCGCTGCGAGCACGGCGTCTACGTCTCGGCGGCCTTGCGCGCTGAGATACCCTCGCGCCACTTCCAGCGCCTCCCGCCTCACGTCCTCCCCTTTCGTCGCGTTTACGCTATTGGCCCAATCGGCCCACGCCATGAGCGCCGCCGAAAGGGCTCGCGCCTCGCGCACGTCGCTCAAACTGAACTCCAGTTCGTACAGGTGCCGATTTTCCCTAGACCCTTGCCTCATCACCACGACCATTGATCCATCGGCAAATCCGGGATGCGGCCCGACTTCAATCATCGTCTCGTTCTCGGTGTAGGCAAGATCAACACGCGCACCCGCGACTGTTCTATCGGGGTCGCGGAAAAGCGCATCTATGATGCGGCCGATGGATGTCATCGTGGATTCTCCTTATGAAATTTCTCGATAGCCTGCGCGATTCGTTCCCACGAATCTGGGTCTGTGACTGCGAGGCGGTTGTGCGCCGTGCTGTTTTTGTTCCACCAAGCGTCGTATTCCTTGCGGTTCTGCCAAGGGCCTACGGGCCACGCTATCGCTCTATTCGTCGTGTCCATGCGTTGTATCCGGGTGGGGGCTTCCTAAAACCGCCGGGTTTTTTGATGCCGAGATGCTTGGCTTCCCGCCGCACCGCGCGGGCTATGTCGCCAACGTCCTTCGCCGTCTTGCCGCTGCGGTGGCAGCACTCTTTGCCCAGCAGCTTGCCTTCCTCGATCGTAAGCGGCTCGCGCCTGTAGACCAGCAGACCCTCGGGAATCGTGTGGTCGATCTCGTAGGGCTTCCGGCCCAGCACCAGCCCGCATCCTTCGCACGCGATCTGTCCGCTGGCGTTCATCGCCCGGTGGACGATCTCGGCCTTCTGGCGCTTGGAAAACTCACGCCGGGCGGTCATCGGATATGGCCCCAGCGTTCGCCGCGAACAATCTTGCTGATTTGCTGGAAGGATACCCCATACCGCTCAGCAAGTACGCTCTGCTTCTGGCTAGACGAGCGGATCGCGCGCACATCCATTTCTGTTAAAATAGCCATGTTATGTTTTTGGCCGCGCTGGTCCCGGCCGCGCCCCTTGCGATCCCTGTCGGCCATGTTGTCGGCTGGCGTGCCGGCCCACAGATGAGCGGGATTCACGCAGGCTGGAACATCACAGGAATGGCAGATGACCTTGCCTTCGGGAATCTGGTGGGAGTTGGCAATTTCCCAAGCAACACGATGAGCCAGCAACCGCCTTCCCCAGAAAACGCGCCCGTAGCCGCTTCTGTCGATCTCCCCCGTCCATAGCCAGCAGCTATCCGGCTGCTGCCTCCTCTGGGTAAAGAAGGCCATGCGGTATTCGAGTGACTTCCCTCTCAGCACCCAGGCGCTGCGCTTCATGGCTTGTCCTTGTGATCTAGGGAAATGTTGTTCTGGGCGCACCAAGCGGAGACGTAGTCGATGAGGCTGGACAGCTCAGCTTTGCTCATTCGTGTTGTTGATCGTCTAAGCGCGACGAACTCATTTTCGAGCCCCGGCACGATCTCGCCGGGCCTGTTGGTCGCTTTGGAGTGGGCGGACACCATGAGCGTGCGCCAGTCGTCTATTGACCATGTGCGCCCACCCCACTTGTAGCGAGCCTTGACGATGGCCTGTAGGAGCCGATGCAGGGCCGCGTTCTGCTCTACTGAGCGGGTAGAGGGGCGGATCGTCACGACATGGCCCAAGGGCGCGCGCATCACCTCGGATTGCGCCCGCTGGTAGTCGTAGCGTTCCCGCAGTTGAATGATGCGCGCTTCGGTCATGCGGCACGGTCGCGAAGAGAGAGCCGGGCATTGTCGAGCGCGTCCTGCACCCGCTGGTGCTGGTCGGGGTAGTTCTCCTCAAGCCGGATCATGTAAGCGGCGTTCTTCTTGTCCTCCGTCCAGCCGTTCAGATCGTCGCCGGTCTGCGCAAAGTTGAGTGCCTGGATCGCCACATCGGCCCACTTCTTCGCATTGGCGGCGCCGTTCTTTTCCTTTTCGACCTGATATGTCGAGCGCGTCTCGGTCGTCAGGCCGTCCTTGCGGGCCTCGTCCGCGAACTCGTCCGGCGACCGCATGCTGCCAGCGGGCTTCTTGAAGCTCGCGGGATCATGGTCGTATGCCGCCTGCATTTCCTCCGCTGGCGTGGTCCCAAGATCGCGGTCGATGAGGATCACGACGTGAGCGAAGGCCGACCGGCACGCCCGCGATATTGCCCGCGTCTGCGCCATCGCCCGGCGCGCGAACATGGGCCGCTTCTGCCACATCGCCTCGTCGTCGCCCAAAAAACCTTCCGCCGTGGCGATGACGTTACCGTCCGTCATGCGCCTGATCTCGCCAATGGCACGGATGCCGCCTTCGACCATCTCCACGTCGCGGGAGGATGCGACGCACCCATGCGCGACCGCGATTGCCTGCCAGCCTTCCACGCCGACGTACCGCTTGCCTTGTATCTTGGTCGCGGTGGCTTTGACGATTTCGCCGCAGATCGTCGCGGCGTCTGTTGAGGCGCGGTACGATTCGACGCCGCTGTGCGCGTCGACGGAAGTGGGGACGAGGTCGGTGACGCTCATGTAAAGTCTCCTTGGTCTTTGGTGGGTGTTTGGCCGTCAATCAGTGCGGCGGTTTCCTGCAGCCACGCGGGCCACTGGCGCTCTCTCAGGATGTATTCGAGGGTGGCGTATGCCTCTGCCTCGCTATAGAGGGCCTGATTCGCCGCGGCCCGGAGCTTCTCTGCCAAGGTCATCGTTGATCCTCCTTCAATTCCACAGGCGAGCGCGTATCCAGCGGCACACCTGCCGCCACCACGACCGGCGAGGCAGACACGGAATCACCGTGCCGCTGATGATGAGCAGGTCCTCGCGCATCACAGTCCCGCCTCCTTGCGCGCGGCCTGATAGTTCCGCACGGCGTTGATGAACCCGCGCCACAGGTCGCGGCGCTTCTGCATCCAGGCGGCCCGCGTCTCGCGCTTCCAGTCCGTCCACGGCACGAAGAAGAACGGCGTCCGCTTCTCGCTCTCGTGGGCCTGAAGGTGAGACAGCCAGAGCAGGGCATCGCCTGCGTCCCGCTCGTGGGGAAACGAACCCACCTCGTCACAGTTCGGGAAATCCCAGCGATCCACCGTCACGCCAAGCTCGGCTTCGACGCGGAGATAGTCGCGCTCCCGGTGGCGAACCTCTGCCGTGCAGACGGCGGTTGCCCACTGTCGGAAGTTACCGCCTTCGATGGCGTGCGACGGGAGCGGGCGGCGCATGTGCGCCACCTTCTGGGCGAAGGACAAGTCCGACCACAAAACCGGCCGTGTCTGCGTGTAGATGAGGGCGTCCATGTCAGACCTTCACTTTCGGATAGATGCCGAGCAGCGAGGCGGCGCGGCGGCAGTCGCCGAGCGTGACCGTGACGTGCCGGGGCTGCTCGTCGTCAAGATCACTGTCACCGATGGGATCGGCGGCCTTGGCGTAGGATTCGGCGAACACCGCAAGCGCGGCCTCGATCCTCTGTTCGCGGGTCATCTTGTGCTTGCTCATCACGCGGCCTCGTCCATCAAGCCAAGGTCGGCGGCCTCGACGGCGCGCGGCTCGGCGAAGTCGGCGGCGCGGATGACGGAGTCAGCGATGGCGCGCGCTTCGTCCGGTGTGACGAGCATGGTGAACTCGGCACCGCCGATCACGCCGTTGCTGATTTTGACCGACACGAACCGGCAATCGCCGGTGAAGCCGGTGGCGCAGAACTTCATGCCGATGCTGGCAATGTCTGCGGGGAAGTCTTGGTTGATGGTTGCCATGCTGTCCTCCTCCGGGCTTGGGTTAGGCGATGCGCTCGGCGAGCGCGTAGGCAAGGACATCGACGTCCTGAGCCTCGAGCCCGGCGCGCACATCGGCCGGGCTCGCCATGACCTTGGAGACGCACTGGACGGCATATAGCGCTTCGTTCTTCTGACGCTCGATGGCGCCGTGCTTGTGATCCGGGTGATAGAAGATTTCCGGCTTCAAGCCGTCCTTGGGCAGGCGGCCGAGGTGGCCTGCCTTGACTGCGGCCATTAGCTCGCGGCGAACCTGAAGCGGGATGCGGGCATTGATCACTCGCGTCGCCTGCGCACGGATCAAGTCGACGTTCGGTCCGATGATGTAGTGCATTCTGTCCTCCTCCGGGTGTCCGGTGAGGAGGAATATGAAGACAAATTGTCTTCTTCGCAAGCAAATAAAAAGACAATTCGTCTTCGCGAGAACATTTCGCGCCTGCGATGCGATGTCTTTGGGGAAACAGATACAAAATGTAGTGCCGCGCGGCCGGTTTTAGGCCGGGCCGCTCACGTTGTCGTGAGGCGGCGGCTTATCCCACAACGCGAAGTGTGGACGTCTTAGTCTTCGTGCGGGAGCCGGTCACAACATACTCAATAGAGGTATGGGTGACGGATGCAAGCTGTTCGAGCTTGTGAAGGGGGAACTTTGATCGGTCTTCGTACTTTGCGTAATTGGCTTTTGACAGGCCCAGCGCCTTCGCCATTTTGGCCTGGCTCCAGCCGAGGTCTGTGCGGAACGCCTTTAGGCGGATTCTGAACGCCTCGTAGAACGCGCGCTCTGATTCAGCGGCCGGATCGGTCGTGTCCATGGACCGATTGTCTCCGATTAACGCAATAGTTTCCGGCACTTAGTTGTCTTCGGCGCCGGGCTGCATTTTTCCGCTTGAAAAGAAGACAAATTGTCTTCATTCTCACGGACATGGCAAAGCCCATTACCGACAAGAAGATCATCAACGACCTTGGTTTCGAGGCGTTGGCCGCGCTCGGGTACTCTGAGCACAAAATCAAAAAGTGGATGCAGCGCGGCATTCCATGGAAAGAGCGCGCGAAGATTTTCGACGCCGCCAAGGCGCGCAAAGTCACGGTGCCCGCCGACTTCCTGTCCGAACGGCGTGCAGCATGACCCACCTCCCCGAGATCGCCGTCGTGTTCGCCTTCGCGTTTCTCATGTGGGCCTTGTTTTCGGTGGTGATGAAATGAGCGAGGGCCTGACGCATTTCGAGTGGCTTCAGGCCGAGAAGGCGCGGGTCCGGGCGCTCCTGTCCAAGCAGGCAAGCCCGGCGGCGCTGGCGCGGTTGCCCAAGCCGTTTGTGCCGACGATTGAGAAGTTGCCGCCGGTCGTGCTGGCGACGCGGGCGCACGCCACGAACTACAACAGGCAGGACGGCTCGCGCCGATCCGCTCAGGCCCGAGGCGCCGGTAAGGACTTCAAGCCGCGCGCTCCGGTCCCTGCCGAGCATCTGCGCGATTTGGTCGATACCGTCGCCCGCCGGTTTCGGTTGAGCGGGAAGCAAGTTTCGACCGTCACCCGCGACCGGGAAGTGATCGCCGCCCGCCATGTCGTCGTGGTCACAGTCCTTGAGATAACCGGCGCGACGCAGACCAACCTTGCATCCGCGATGGGCGTTTCCCTCGACGTGGTGAAAAGCAGCCGCGCCTACGGCCAGTCGGTCATCAACAACTACTTCGGATACGCCGAGAAGTACGGCGCCGCGAAGGCCGACATTTACGCTCAGTGGCCGGAATACCGGAGGGCCGAATAATGCCCAAGCGCGGCTGGCGTCATCCCAACGGCTACGGCATGGCCGAGGCTCAGGCCGAGCTTGAGGAAGGCATTCACCCCGGCGTTGTTGCCTCGCGCCTTGGCGATACGGAGGAAAATGTCCGCGAGATTGCCGCTCAGCAGGGCTGGGCCATCTCGTGGAGCGGGCAGACTGCCCAGCAGATTCTCGACGCTCACGAACGAATCTACACATGAGCGGCTCACTTTCCCCCGCTGGCCTGCATAGCTTTCCGAACAGGTCCAGCACTGGCCGCGCGTTGAATTGGGTCACGCGCGGCCAGTCCCTTTGCAACCCCGACCGCGCTGGCTCCTCCCGTCAGCACCTCCTTGACGGTCGGCAACCTAGAGGCGGCGTCTTGGGGCGTCGCCTCCCCTTTCCTCTGCGCAGCGAGCTTGCCGGCGACCCTGCGCAGGACTTCACCAAGTCGTTCGGTTCGGTAGCTCCTTCGATCTTCGGCGTTCGTCATGAACGTCAACGTAGGAGCGAAAATGTCCGGTTTCCCGAACAAGCCTTCCAAGCATCAGGAGATGTCTGCCGTGAGCGCGACCGTTAGAGCGCGTGACATGCTTTGCGACCTGTCCGGCCCGCGTGGGTGGAACGACACGCGCGAGTCATGGCTGGCACGCGGCGCACGAAAGGCGGGCCTGTCTGCCCGTCGCGCCCGTGCGCTGTTTTACGCCGAACCCATCCGCCTCAGCGCGGACGAATATCTAGCAATCGAGAAAGCATATGAAATTGCTCGCGACTCTCTGGCGACGATATCAGCACTGGCGCGCGATGCGGATGCTAAGGCGGGTTGTGCGCCTGAAGGACGAGGCCGAGCAGCTATACGCGACGGCGAACCGGCTGTTGAGACGGAATGTCCGTTCCCCGCTTCCCCTGTTCGATAGGGAGCCGCGCTCATGAACCGCCCCGCCGACATTCTTCGCGCTGAGGCGGTTCGCCTCTTGGAAGCCGAGAAGGCCGCTCCAGGCACACCCGCCGGCAAGCGCTGGTTCACGCGCAAGCAACTGTTCGAGCGTGCCGAGCATCTTGGCTTCGACGCCAGAACGGAAGCCAGCGCCCGCGTGGACGAGGCTTTGACACAAGCGGGGACGACGCCATGACCATCGGACACAACACAGGCGATAACCGCCTGAAGTCATTAGCCGACCGCATCGAACGCCTGATGGACGAGCGCGACGGCATCCAGTCGGATATTCGCGACATCTACACGGAAGCCAAGAGCGCCGGCTATGTCCCGAAGGTCCTCCGGAAGGCCATCACGCGCAAGCGCATGGACCCGGACAAGCGGAGCGAAGAGGACATGATACTAGACTTGTACGAGGACGCGCTGAGCCCTTCCATGCGCCGCGCGGTTGCGATGGCGAAGTCTGGCGCGACCTCGCGCGAGATTGAGACGGAAACCGGGATCGACCATGCCACGGTCGCGCGGTCCGTCTCACTAAATAAAAAATCTGAGACAGAGATTGCGGCCCCGCAGGGTTTGTCCTTGCCCACGGCACCGCAGGCAGTTGGCGTTGCCGCGCCAACTACCGCGCCAGCCTCGCGAAATGGCGGGGTAGAGGTTGGCAATTATTCCGACGACGACATGCCAGACCAGCCCGCATTCCTGCGGAGGGGTGCAGCATGACCATCCGCGAAGCCGAGGCAGAGGTGCGGAAGATGCGTAGATGGAAGCGCAAGGCGGGACCCGGCTTCCGCCAGAAGGCAGACGCCGCCCTGAGAGAGGCGGTCAAGGCTGCCCTCATTGCCGCCGCGAAGGGGCGATAGATGGCGCGCAAGCGACCCGAGCAGGCTTTGCAGATCGCCCTGGCGAAGTACCTGAAGCACGCCCTTCGCGCGCCGACGTACTGGACCAGCGTTGACGCGGGCGCAGGGAAGATGACGGCGGCATCGGCCGGGCTCCGCAAGGCGCGCGGCGTCAAGGCGGGTTTCCCCGACGTGCTGGTCATGCACCCGCTGGGCCTCAACACGCTTGTCGTCGGCATCGAGTTGAAGGCGAAGAAGGGCCGACTGTCGGATGCACAGGCCGCGACCTGCGAGGCCCTGTGGGCGGCAAACGCGCGGTACGTCGAGTGCCGTTCGCTGGAGGAAGTGCAGCGGTGCCTGGAGCGCGCTGGCGTCCCCCTGCACGGCTATGTCGCTGGCACGCGACCATCAGAGCAGGAGAGGGCGGCGTAGCCATGACCCGAACACCTGAAGAACGGCGCAGGGTCTATGGCGGGCGAATAGGAAGGCATCCTCGCCACGCTTGGGATAAGCGGCAAACCGCAATCTTTGCGCTGGTATCCCCCTCCCATCCGGTTGCAGAGAATAGTCGATGAGAATCACGAACGGACAACTCGCCGCCGTGTACGGCCTCCGATTGATCGGCGTCCCGCTGACGGACTGCTGCAAGATCGCTGGGACGCCGTACAAGAGGACCATCGAGTACCTGCCGCTGGAGTGGCGCGATAAGGTCCGTCCGCGCCCCACATGGACCTACGAGCGCCTGTGCGCCATGCGCCGCGACTACATCAATCCGCACCTGCAGACGTGGCAGGTTGCCATCCGGCACCACACCACGCGCGACACTGTCCGGAAGCTTGCCCAGCGCGAAGGCTGGCCGCCCAAGAAGATCGGCCGGCCGAAGGGCAGGGGTAAGCGGAAGATCGTCGCCAAGCTCATCAACCGGGGGATGAGCCGGGAGCAGGCGCTCTACACGACCTTGGAAGCTGCACTGGAGGCCAGAGTATGAGTGTCCGCGCTCTTTCTTGGTCCTTCGCCTTGCCGCTGCAGGACATGGCCGCCAAGGGCGTCCTGCACGCGCTGGCGGACCATGCGGACGAGGATTTGAAGTGCTGGCCGTCGCTGGCCCGCATCGCCCTGTTCGTAGGGTGTAGCGAGAACACCGCGCGCCGTGCCCTGCAAAGGGTCGAAGCGATGGGGATCATCAGCCGGGAAACGCGGCCAGGTCAAAGCGACATGTACCGGCTCAATGCAGACTTTGACCCCTCCCAAATTGACACCCCTACCAAATCGGCACCCCTCCCAACGAAGACGCCACCCCTCCCACGGTGGGACCCCACCCCTCCCAAATTGGTAGGGGACCCCTCCCACGGTGGGACCCGAACCGTCAATGAACCATCAAAGAACCGTCAACTAACCGTCAGGGGCGACGCCAATGCAAAACCACACCGACTCCCAGCGGACTGGCAGCCCTCGCAGGATTGCCGAGAGTTTGCCTCCGATCTCGGACTTGATGCGGACGCAACCGCCGAGGCATTCATCGACTATTGGACCGGAAAAGGCGCGGGCACAAAGCGAACAGACTGGGCTCGCACTTGGAGAGTCTGGTGCCGCCGAGAGACCGCTCGGCCGATGGGTAAAGGATCAGTTGGGCGGCTTCAATCTACCCGAGGCAACGATGCGTTCTATCAGCAGCTCGCTGACATCGCACGTCGCGCCGACGACTAGCAGCGTTTGGGGCGGTGATGGGCAATTCACCGGCACAAAGCTGGGTCCGTTCGGACTGCGCAAGGGGTGGAAGCGCGCCGACCTGCTGCAGGATCTGGCGCTATTGCGTGGCATGTGCCGGGGCGGCAAGCGGGCTGAAATTGCCCACGAAGTCGCCAAGCTGATGGTGCGCACGAAGTCACGCGCTCACGGCGACGGCGAGGCCCGCTTGATGGCTGAAACCATGGTGCAGGACTTGAGCGCCTATCCCATCGATGTTGTCCGGTTTGCCTGCGAATACTGGGTGGACGGCGGCGCTGATGCGAAGTTCACGCCCTCGTGGCCGGAACTCAAGGAAATTTGTGAGAAGCGCATGGATGGCCGTCGCAGGCTCGTCCGCTGCCTGGAGCATCACCTTGCGGAGCAGCCGCAATGACCACCCGCAAAGCCTTTATGGGGAACGCATGATGACTGAGGAAGAAGCCAAAACAAAATGGTGCCCGGCAGCGAAGATACCGCTCGGCTCATTGTGCATCGCTCTCCGTGCCCGCGTCGCCCTCTCACAGACAGAGGCAGAGGAGGGCAAGGCATGAGCGCCAGACCCGCAGGCTGGTATTGGGTCAAACGCCTATCCGATGAGGACTGGCAGCCCGCTCAATGGGCGCCGATGAGGGAATATCCCGGCGAGTGGCGCTGGGAATTCTTTTTCTACAGAGGCGAAATCCACCGTGGACGCGTCCATCGCGTCGGAAAGCGCATCCATGCTCCAGCTTAACCCGCCAATCCCTGTGACCGTGAACAGTGAAGAACTTCCGCCCGGCGTTAGAGACGAGTCCCGGCGCGGCTGGTGCTACGCCTGGAAGGAGTGCGGCATTGACGGCCACCGTATGTGGGTCGTCGTCATGGACGCAACAGGCGAGGTGATCGACGTGCCGCAGCCGGAAATCCTTGTCGATCCTAATTGGAGCTACGGGAGGCGCACATGAACGGCAGACCTTGGACCGCAGACGACACCGCCACGCTCCGCCGTATGGCTGGAGCCGGATATTCAGACGGCGAGATTGCCAACCATCTAGGCTTCGCCCGCGAGACGGTCACGCGCCGCCGGCTGTGCCTTGGCTACACCGCAGGCCTAAAGATTGGGAGAAGGCGCCGGTTTATTCGATTGGCGCGCGCCGTGAGTAGCCCAATCACATATGGGGCAGGGCTCTATTCTGGCTATGACGGGTATGAGATCGTCCCGAACGAATGGGAGCAAGCGGCTGAACGCTCTCGCATCCTTGCACTCTTGCCAGTTTAGTCTTGCCGCAAGAGTGCAAGACTAGTTTACGCTTGACTTTCTAAATCACAACTCAATAACTGGTTAGGCTGACCGCTCCACAACCGAGCATCAGCACATGGCTTCGGCCGTCCAGAATAGCAAAGAATAGCAATGGCTCGCGGCTCAAAGCCCGGCGAGCGACGCGGCGGCCGGAAAAAGGGCTCGCTGAACAAGGCAACCGCCGACATCAAGGCGCTTGCCCAGACCTACACGTCTGAAGCTATGGAACGGCTGGCCGTTGTCATGCGGACCAGTGACAGCGACGCGGCGCGTGTGGCTGCCATCAAGGAGATATTCGAGCGCGGACACGGCAAGGCGCCCCAGCCGCAGACGGGCGAAGGGGGCACAGGACCGATTGCCCACATTCACCGCGTCGAGTTGGTGGACCTGCGATGACCGCCGTCCAGATCGCGCTCCCCCCAAAACTGAAAAGCATATTCATCGGCCGGGCCGACGTGCGAGGCGCCTATGGTGGGCGAGGCTCTGGAAAGACCCGTTCCTTTGCCAAAATGACGGCGGTTAAAGGCTTCATGTTTGGCGCGGCTGGGCAGGCCGGATTCATTTTGTGCGGCCGTCAGTATATGAACTCGCTAGCGGATTCCTCCCTTGAGGAGATCAAGCGAGCAATTGAGGAAGAGCCCTTTCTGGCCGCCTATTACGACATAGGGGAGAAATACATAAAAAGCCGCGACGGCAAGATTGAATATGCCTTCGCCGGCCTGGATCGCAACATTGAGAGCGTTAAATCCAAGGGCCGCATTCTCCTGTGCTGGGTTGACGAAGCCGAGCCAGTCACGGCGGAAGCTTGGAGCACGCTTATCCCGACTTTGCGTGAGGAAGGCGAGGACTGGAATGCCGAGCTCTGGGTGACGTGGAACCCAAAGCGCAAGAGC